TTTGTTTCCAGTGCTTCTACTCTTGCCTCAAGAGTTTCTGGAGCAGGTGGTTCTGGTGGAGTTTCTACTACTTCTTCTCTGCGTGGTTCTTCTTTCTTTTCATCTTCTTCATCACCACCCTTCTTCATTGTATTAATACCAAAGGTAGCGGCAGAAGCAGTAAAGACCGTCGCAATGAAAGTGGGGTCCATCTTGGATAGAGCCCCAGCATAACTAGCAGTTAGAAGAGCAGCAGACCATCCTAGGATGGCAATACGAATTACTTGCCCCAAAGCATTCTCCTTTTTCTTGTCCATCAGTGTCCGTGTGATGAAGTCTGTCTTATTTAGGTTTTTAGAACCTAAACTTGACCTTAGCAGCAACAGAATTATTAGTAACTCCGTTGTTTACTCCGTGAGAACCCTCAACAAATAACATTTCTTTATAATCTACAGAAGCAGTTACATCATAAGAACTATCAGTTCCATAAGAACCTTCTACACTAACACCAAAGAGATCCTTTTTCTTACCACCAAAACGAGTTTCAAGTTTGAGACCCGCTTCACCAATATGAGTGGTTTGATTAAAGTCACCAACACTTCTTGCAGACTGAATAGACCCAGTTTCAGTGTAAGCATTTCTGTTTACATTCTGAACGGTATAACCGATAAATGGTTTTACTGCCTTATGTAAATGCCAATATAAACGATTAGACACCCACCACTCAGAACCAGTTGTTTCACCAGCATTATTAAAGACACCTTCTACAGTTCTATTATACTTATAGTTGCTGTTCGCAATCGCAGCATTTGTATTCAGAGTGAATGTATTACCTCTGAGTTCACTGAATACTCCGAAGTGATCTTTGGTCTGCTGTGTCCTTGAGTCAACACCATTAAGGTTTATGTTGATTTTATTATACTGGAAACCAAGAGTCCAACCCTTAGTTACATCAAACTCAAATCCACCACCAAAGATCTTGGAATCTGCGTTGTATCCATCAGCATTGTAGGATTGAACAAATCTATTGTTCTCAAATACTCTTAATCTTTGCTTACCTGTGGTTGGTTCATGATTCAGAAGTCCATTAATACCATCATTAATTCCATCAAGAACTTCTAGTTGATCTACACGACCAAAGAGAGAATCATAAGTATGAGAAATCGTAACATCATTCCAGAGTTCATAAGTATCAACAGGAGTTCCGTTGGTTACAGTTTCATTTCCAGAAGCATCAGTCGTTGTTGTAACTGGTGTTGTGGTGATGGTTCTGACCATCGGAGTTGTTGTGGTCTTCGTATGATGTCTTGCGATTCTCTGAACTCCTTTGTTTTCAGAAGCATCGTGTTCAGTGAGTGTGATATTTACAACTGGAAGATTTGAAGACTGAACAGATGCCTGAGCAACTGATGGTCTTGTGATTGCGGTTGAGTCAAGTGCGGTTGCAGTTACAACAGAAGTTGGAGAACCATTTACAGAAGAAGTGGTTACAACTGGTGTTCCTGATGAAGTTGTTGTGGAACCATCAGAATATGTGGTAGTTGTAACTGGTGTTGTTGTGGTAGTTGTGGTATCAACTGGCGTTGTAGTAACTACGGTATCAGTATAAGTTATAACTCTTGGATTTCCATCAGCATCAGTATCTGTAACAGTTCTAGTTACATAAGTCGTCGCAGAACTTGATGATGTAGAAGTAGAACTTGTAACCGTATTTGTGGTTGTAGTTCCTGTGACTGTTGGTGTAGAAGGAGTTGTGGGAGCAGAAGCAGAACCAGCATCAACAACAGTAAAGGTTGATGGAGTAGAACCACCAGCACCACCAGCAACAGCACCAGAACCAGCAGCAAACGCAGAAGGTCCAAAAATATATGCGTATTGAATATTTACAATATCTCCAGCAGAAATGCCAGAGAACATAAATCCAAGACCGATGGTGTGGTCTCCACTTGGACCACCATTTGTTCCATTATAATAATCTTCTGGGTTTGTAGACCAACCAGCACTGATTCCAGAGTTTACACCACCAATCTGACCTGTGAATAGACCTAATGCATACTTGGATACTAGTGCTTCAGAAAGGACAACGTTGGTTGCTGGAATACCACCAGCATATCCTCTAGTATTATCTGTTCTAGAACTATCTCCTGCTGCTGCTCTAGCGTCTGGATCTGTAAATCTACCAAAGTAAAGCGTAGGAACATTAATTAGAAACTCTAAACGAGTATTGATATCAACAAACTGTTGGTTATCATTAAAACGATAGTCGTGTTCTATATTAAACTCGGTAACAGATCCCGACCATACAGCACGATTATCATAAGTCAATCCGCGATATGAAACACCAGAATAATCTACAAGTGTTCCAGTAATCTGTGCTCCTCCAACACTATTATTGTTATTATAATAGTTGAAAAGAACAGTTGAACCATCTTTACCTCTAACAGTAAATCCTTCAAAAGGATTTCCAGGAGTCAGGTAATCGTATGCTGGATTGAACGTTGCGGTTCCAGTTGAATCATACTGAATACCAGGAGAAGTTGCTCCACCAGAACCAACGGTTCCAGCATCGTTAACTCCAATCTTTACATAGTTCCCCTGTAAAGTAAGGGGTGCAGCGATTGCACTACTACCCATCAAAAGAGCAGACGCTGCTGCAAGCGCCCTTTTAGCGTAAGACATAAAAAGTCCTCTATGACTCAGTGTGTACTAAACGAAACAAACTAAAGTTGTTTAAAAGTAAAGTATTCACCAAGTCTCAGAGGACTCGGGGTATGTAGATTCAGACCAGTTAAGATCAAGAATCAGTAATGATTGTAACTATTTATCCCTTCTTCCAGGCTTCACCCTCTGCCTTACGGCGTCTTGCGAGACCTGCTTCCACATTAGAACCAGGATTGCGGTAGAGATAAAGAGCATCAGGAACTAAGTCCCACTCCTTATTCTTCAGGCGTTTAGTAATAGTATTAAAGTTATCACCACCGTAGAAACCAGCGCCGAGATTATAAGCAAAGCTGAGAAGAGCGCCTCTTTTTCCATCTGACATTTCCCCCCAATGTGGAATTTTACGAAGTGCAGGAAGAAACTGGTTCTTGCACTGACTAATCAATAGTTCATCAGCTTCCTGTTGTGTGATTTGATCACCGAGTTTAAATGGTGAACCGTCCTTCTTACGAGTGGAACCCCAACCAATTGTGATTGGAAGATTACCCGTGAGAGGATCGGGATATGCCTTTAGATGACATCCCTCAAACTCTTTGATCAACTTAATGCCCATTTGTGGGACATCATCACCACTCGTTACAGGAGCTGCAGCAGCAGGAGCCGCGGCTGGTGCAGCACTAGTCTTTTTTCCGCGATAAATCTCTGCCCAATCTACATTGTCCTCAAGGAACTTAACTGGGAGGTTATCTTCTAACCACTGAACTGCTTTAACGTGATTAGGATTCTTCTCGTCATAAAACTTGAAGAAGTTGTGTAGATCAATTCTTGCCATTGTTGCCTCCTATATTTGGAAAGTATATATCGAATAATTCACTTGCTTCTTTGTGTTTACCGTGATTTGTGAGTTTTTTCACTTCTTCCAGAATTTTTTTCTTAAACTCAGTCGAAGATCCTTCCCCACCCATCATTACCTCCTGGGCACCAACGATGCTTGAGAACTGCTTTGGTGTAAATGGTCTTCTTACCATTTGTCACGGGACCAGTATAGTTATCGTTCAGAGAACCATAAGGATCGTTTACATAGTATCCTTTGCCGTCTGGTGTCTTACCGATAACTACACACATGTGCCCACCAGTAGGGTTAGATAAAGAACCGCGATGCAGGATACCAATAACAACAGGTTTCCCAGCATCAAGACTCTTATCAATGTCAGCAAAAGAAAGATTGTAACTAAAGTGTGACTTAACTCCATAACCTGCCAGAACTTTTGTCTGTACCGCATGGTCAGTCGTATCGCCAATCGCAAATACTTTTTTGACATACTCATCATCACCTTTAATGCTTCCTGGTTTGAGGAACGCAAGGCACATAGCGCACGATGAACTGTTACAAGTTCTATGTGCATCTCTGTAGTTGTCTACTTGATTAAAATATGGAACTGCAAGAACTGCTGGCGTTGGTGGTTTGGTTCTAAAAATACCAATCCAGTCAGTCTCCGAATCATCCATAAATTGAGCAGGAAGGTTATCTTCTAACCACTGAACTGCTGCTACGTGATTTGAATTGCTATCGTCGTAAAACTTAAAAAAGTTATGAAGATCTAGGGTCATCTTCTTCTTCTCCTATGTACTCTAGTGAAACAATATCATGTTCTTCAATTTCGGGATTTAACCACTCACAAAACTCAATTCTAACTGAGTATGCGTTTTCATAATCTTTGTTTTCACATAGAAAATGAATTCTATCAAGTGCCCAATCATGAGATTGCTTCAGAGTCGTCTCTAGAGTTTGCATAGAAATAATCCTTTCGCATATAGCGACCTAATATGTTCGAATTATAATACGCAGGTTCTCCAGAGTCAAGAGCCTCTGTCAACACATTATTTATGAAAAGTTGTCTTGTTTCTTCGAAGTTACACTGTCCTTTTGTTTTATGGAGACTAAGTATTGTTCTGTCGCAGGATGCTTTTCCCCAAATGTCAATATCGGATTTGAGTTCAGGACAGGAGCCGTAATATCTTTTCCAATCGGACTCTGACTTAACTTTTCTAGATTTTCCTCTTGGTGTGCGGAAAGACCAGAAATACTTTCTACCAATATAACTACGACCAGTTTTATTGCAGTGAATATGATAAACAAAACCAAAACTATCTTGAATATCAGAAGACTCAAAAATTTCCCCATTGAATCTCCAGGGATTTTCATAACTCATACTAAGAATCTTTATGAGCTATTATTTATCTCTAACCCTAGCAAAGCGATTCTAGCAATAAAAAAGGGGGTTTGTCAACCCCCAAGAATTATGTTAGGATGGGATCAATTGTTATCCATTTTAATTTTTGTTCCTGTTGCTTCACCTTTTCTCTTAGCACCTTTAGATTGATACCCAGTAATATTCTTATCAGTTAGTTCTTGTCCAGCGAGATATGCCTCTCTGTTCTTACGTCCTGCCGCCTGTCTTTGTGCCTCAATTGCTTTATCTTTTGCTTTAGTTAAACCAAGCGCACGTGCTGCCTTACCGATGATTCCATCGTCTGCACCAACCGCTTTTGCTTGTTTGATAACCATTTTGTCACCTTTCTTAGCAAGGTAACCAAGTCCACCTTTACCTAGAGCAATACCACCTTGCTTATTTACATTTGCAGCGGTTTTCATATTCTCTGGAGTTGCAGTCAGTGGTTTTTTGGCGTTCTGAGAACCAACGAGTGCTTCTTTTCTTCTTGGAGCTTCTTTTTTACCACCAATAGCATTAGAAGCAAGCATACCAGCACCTAGAGCACCAGCACCTAGAAGTCCTGCGGCGAGAAGTCCTTTTCTACCGCCACCACCTTTGCCAAGTGCTGCAGCGGCACCTTTTGCTGCCTTAGCAACTCCAGTTGCAGTAGTACCAGCAACTAAAGCACCACTCTTACCACCTGCTTTTGTCATTGCTCCTTTAGGGGAAGAAACAAGTGCTCCACCTTTACCGCCTCCGCCTCCAGCAGATCCTCCACCAACTAAACCACCACCTTTACCACCACCTTTACCACCTCCAGCAGCAGATGTTGCTGCTTTAGTAACATCTTTAACATTTACTGGTTTAATAGATGCATCAACCATTTTTCCAGGTTTTGCACCCGATGTTAAAGCACCTGAGGGGGATTTAACAAGGGATCCAGGTTTTCCTGCTTTTGTCATCGCTCCACCAGGAGACTTAACAAGTGCTCCACCTTTACCACTTCCTTTAAATCCCTTACCAAAGTCCGATGCTGCTTTTTTTAAAGTTTTACCCAACTGCTTAGTTGCTGGACTCTTAGCAACTTGCCCAGCAATTGATCTTGCCTTATTAATACCAACAATTAGTTTACCTAATGCTGGTAAGATATTTTCAGCAATAAGAATATCAATAAATTCATCTTCAGTATAATCAGATAAATCATAACCTTCAGCAATAAGACCCTCAACAATGAAATTATATTCATCAGCAAGATATCCAGCTTGCTCTAAAACAATGGACTGGATTGCATCTGAATCCATTTCCATCATTACATAAGATGCTTCTGCAAGAGTGTCAACTTGATTAGTCTCAAAAAGATAATCAAGAACTACGTCAAAAGCATCATATGATTCTTTTTTAGTTGCCGCTTCTGCTTTCTTTTTATCTTTTTCTTGTTGTGCCTTAAGATCTGCTTCTACTGATTTTGTATCAATCTTTCCAGCACCTTCTGGGCCACCCATTAATTTTTCACCTCTTTCTGCAGCAGCTTTTACTCCTGCTTCACCACCACCTGCTTTTTTGGATGCTTCCATTTCTGCACGAGTTGGAGTTCTTACTTCATATTCAGTTCCACCTTTGGTTTTTCTTGTTGCAAAAGTTTTACCTTCGAGATCCTCATTACCTTTTCTACCACCAGGTGACAATTGACTTGTTGGTTTTGCTGGTTTTTGTGGTTTAGGTGGTTTTGCTGGTTGTGTTTTAGCACCAGCAGCACCAGATCCAGCAACAGATGGGGTAGATGGTGCTGCAGGAGCACCTTTTTCAGTTTGCTTAAAGAACTTCTCTCCAGATTGGGAATAAGTTACTTTCCCTTTCTTACCGCCGAGAACTGCATCATATTCTTTTCCAACTGTAACTTTACCGCCTTTACCACCAGCAGCTGCCACTGTTTGAGGTCCTGATTGTGCTCCAGACTTCTTATCAACACTGGCACCAGCACCAGCAAGTTTTGCTCCAGCATATCCTGCTAAACCAGCAGCACCGAGACCAAGAGCAGCTTTACCAATTCCAGGAAGTTTTGGTGCAACTTTTGCAGCAATATCTTTTACTTTACCTACTGCACCACCGAGTGCCTTTCTAACACCAGGACCAGCAGCTCTTTTGAGGGCAACTTTAGCAGTTCTCGCAGCAGGAGCAACTGCTTTCATTGCACCTTTACCAAGAAGTTTTAATCCACTTACAATTCCTCCAAGACCTTCATCAAGTCTTGCGAGTTCAGTTTCGATATGCTCTTCAGAAACTGTGCCCTCAGAAATCACAGGAGGGTTCATATAATATTCGAGAATATCTGTTTCAGAAGAATTGGTTAGAAAACCAACAACTCCCTCAGCAGTATGACCACTCGCAATCATATTATATGCAATTGTTGAGAAAATATCCTCAACAAGATTTGCAAGTTCTTCGTCATAATAATCTGAAGTTTCATCGAGTGATGATTGATCTTGAGTCGCAATGTGTTCGTAAAGATACGAAATATCCTCTAAGTTAAAACTTGACATCTTAAAATATTCTGGTGCTTTTATAGAAATATTTATAAAAAAAGAGGGTCGGATGACCCTCTCGTAAAAGTTGTAGGATAAATCAGGCTTCTTTTAACTTATTTGCACCTTCACCACCAGACTTATAATCTTTGTTACCTTCCTTATATCTTCTATAAGCAGGAGTATTTAATTTTCTATCTAAATCAGTAACAGTAAATCTTTGCTCAATAATACCCTGAATTTGTTCAGGAGACATATTTGCCATCAAGGCAATTGCTTGCTCATTAGTGTCAGCGTGTCCTTCAGCAACAAGATACTCAAGAATGAAATCAAAATTATCTGGTTGATATGAATTCATTTGAGGAACTCTTCTATCACCACCGATTGCAGTATTTTTTCTTGCATTATTGATTTTTTTATCAACTGCACCTTTCATTGCTTTCATACCTTTACTAGCAGCATAAGCACCGCCAGCAGCTAATGCACCTTTAAGAAGAAGACCTGCAATCTCATCAATCTGTTCACCTTCTGCCTCATAATGTGCATTAACCACACCTTGTCTTGCTTGTGATGCTGCTCTCATTGCACGAAGTTCTGCTGCTTGTGCTGCAAGAGATGGTTTTTTAGCAGGAGCAGCAGCAGGAGCGGCAGCAGGTCTAGTAGCGGCAGCGGGAGTAGGTCTAGCAGCGGCAGCGGGAGTAGGTCTAGCAGCGGCAGTAGCAGGTCTAGCGGCAGTTGCGGGAGTGGCAGGTCTAGCAGCGGTAGCGGGTCTAGCAGCGGCAGCAGGTCTAGCAGCAGGGGCAGGTTTACCTTGATCCATTCTACCAAGATTTGCTCTACCTTGTGCGATTACCTGAGATGTGCTCATGCCCCTTCCTTGCTGAGCCTTGGCATTTCCACCACCAGCAGAATATGCTGCTCTATCAGCAGCAGAGAGACCAGAAACACCAGTAGAAGTTACTGATGCACCTTTAGGAGCTGTGGTTCCAAATGATTTTTGTGCAGCAGGTGCAACTTTTGCGCCAGCAACTCCACTAACAGCTGGTTTTTTTGCACTAGGAGATCCCCCACCACCAAATCTTTGTTGCCTTAAGGCATCGATTCTCGCAGCAGATTGTTTTTGAGCTGCCATCTGCGATCTAACTTTATCAACTGCAGCCTGTCCACCAAAATTTACAGCAATCTCATCAATTTGCTCGACTTCTTCTTCATTAATTTCATCAACAATTTCTTCTTTAGAAGAATAAACTTCTTTATATGCTTGCATTAAATTCGCAACTTCACTACCAGTAAGTCTAGACATTTTTTCTTTTTAGTTCTTTATAAATTTATTTATAAAAAAAGAGGGTCTTTTGACCCTCATTTCACATCATCTTGAGTTTTACCCAACCATTCCTTTTCATAATCAAAATCTCCAAAAAGAAAATCATCATATTCTGCTGCCTTTCGATAGGCATCTAATTGTGCTTCTAGATCCCACTCAAAGTTGGAATCCTGCAAAGGAGTCTTTGGTGACATCTTGCTTAATTCCTCCGACGATGTAGGATTCGACTTCGGTTTCTTGTGGAGCAACTTGAAGACCTTTTGAGGAAATCCAATGCTCAGTCCAAGGAAGTGGATTATTTTTTGCTGAAATGTCATAAATCGGTTTAAGTCCAATTGCTTTCATTCTACGGTTAGCAATCCATTCGACATACTGCTGTAACAGTTTGTCGTTAAGACCAATCATCGAACCATCTTTAAACAGATATTCTGCCCAGAGTTTTTCTTGATTCACAGCATTCTCAAAGGTCTTGTAGAACCATTGCTCTTCTTCTTTGGAGATACGTGCCATATCAGGGTCATCACCTTCTTTCCATTTGTTTAGAATGTTTTGAGTGATGACCAAATGCTGATTCTCATCACGAGCAATCAGTGAGATGATTTTTGCACTTCCCTCCATAAGCTTGAGTTCGCCAAACGCAAAACTACAAGCGAAGCTGACGTAAAAGCGAATACCTTCAAGAATATTAACGTTTGCAACTGCTCTGAATAGTTTTCTTTTGAGTTCATACCTTCCTTCTAGTGCGGATGGAACTTGCTCCAAAGCGTGGACCCACTGACTCGAATTGTCATAAAAATGAGCGGCATTAATGAAATCATTATACGCCTCAGTTACACTGACGGCACGTTCCATAATACGATCTTCTTTGAGAATCGTATCGAAGACTTCAGATGGGTCCGAATAAACATTTTTGATAATATAAGTATAGGAACGGGAGTGGATCATCTCCATAAACTCCCAGACCTTCATACACGCTTCCAGTTCGGGAAGTGAACAGTATGGAGCAAATGCCATACCAGGTCCACGACCCTGAACGGAGTCCAACATTACCTGATACTTCAGGTTGCTGGTGAAGATGTGTTTTTGTTCTGGGCGTAGCATATGATAGTCGCTACGGTCTTTTTGAAGAGAAACCTCTTCGGGTCTCCAGAAGTAACCCAGTTGCTGTGTAGTTAGTTTATCGAAGATTGGGTATTTGTAAGAATCATATCTTTGGATTCCTAGTGGCTGTCCAAAAAACATTGGTTGTTTTTTGGTGTCTACTTCCTGAGGATTAAAAACGGTCATTGATTCGACCATTGATTTTTCCTCCAAACCTGTTTTAAATCTTACAAGACTCACAATCTTCCTCCTCTGATTCTAGAATATCGGAAATTAAATTTTCAAGAGACTGTTTGGTTTCTTCAACCTCATCAGTCTTATGATCATAGGTATTTTGATAGTAGGATGTTTTCCACCCGTACTTATATGTAGTTAAAAGGTCCTGTGCCATTACTGAAGTCGGGACTTCATTATCTGGATAATTTTGCGGGTTATAGGACCAGTTTCCACTAATCGCCTGATCAAAGAATTTTTGCATAACAGCAACAACATTGATATAACCGCGATTGCTAGGCATATCCCACAGAAGCGTATAATTGTTCTTAAGTGTTTGATACTGGGGAACAATTTGCTTAAGTGGACCCTTCTTCGACTTCTTAACGGACAAGTATCCGCGAGGTGGTTCGATTCCATTGGTTGCATTTGACACAACGGAACTGCTCTCCGAAGGCATTTGTGCGGACAACGTGCTGTTCCGTACTCCATATTGCTTGACCCGCTCACGAAGCGACTCCCAATCATACTTAAGTTCGTTAGGTACAATTTCGTCTACATCTCTCTTGTAAGTATCTATAGGGAGAATGCCATTGCCATATTTGGTTCTGTGTGAATATTCACACGCACCTTTTTCTTTGGCAAGATCAACAGTTGCCTGAATCAAATAATACTGGAATGCCTCAGTCAGATCATGGACCAGTTTCCAGGCGCCAGGATCATCATAATGCTCACCGTGCTTAGCGAGATAGTGTGCCAAACCAATAAAACCTACCCCAAGTGAACGACGTGCTCTGGTGGCGATTTCTGCTGCTCTGACGGGGTATCCCTGAAAATCAATGAGTTCATCAAGACTCCTAACAGCAAGATCACAAAGAACTTCAAGATCCTCAAGATCCCTGATTTTGCCAACATTAATAGCAGAAAGGATGCAAAGAGCAATTTCACCATCAGGATCATCAATATGCTGAATAGGTTTGGTAGGCAGAGTAATTTCTTGACACAGATTGCTCATCTCAACTTTATCCATAAAGGAAGAGTGAGAGTTGCAGTGGTCAATGTTCATAATGTAAACACGACCAGTTTCAGCACGTTCTTTCAGGAGGTCCAGAAAGAGTTCTTGAGCTCCGATAGTCTTTCTTGGAATAGACTCATCTCGTTCATAACGTACATACAACTCGTCAAAAGCATCAGTTCCAAAAGCATCATACAGACCAGGAACTGCGTGTGGGGAGAAGAGTGAAACTTCTTCGTTCTTGATGAAACGTTCATAGAACAGTTTGGAGATTTGGATACTGTAGTCTAACTTACGAACACGGTTATCTTCGGTTCCTTTGTTATTCTTTAATACTAGGATGTCTTCGATCTCTTGGTGCCAGATTGGGAAGTGGACAGTTGCTGATCCACCTCTGATGCCATTTTGAGTGCAGCATCGGACAGTTGCTTCAAACTTTTTGAGGAAAGGGACAACACCTGTGTGCTGAACTTCTCCACCTCTGATTTTAGCGTTGATGCCCCTGATACGACCTGCGTTGATACCAATTCCTGCTCTTTGAGCAACATAGCGACCAATTGCCATATCAGAGCTGAAGATGCTATCAAGGGTGTCATCAACATCAACAAGAACACAACTTGCATATTGGCGAAGTGGGGTTCTAACACCTGCCATGATTGGCGTAGGAATGTTGATTTTGTGCTTGGAGATTGCATCGTAGTACTTCCTCACGTAATCTAAACGTGTTTCTTTAGGATACTTGGAAAAGATAGTCGCCGCAATCAAAAGATACATAAACTGTGGCGTTTCATAAAGTTCGCCAGAACTTCTGTCCTGCACGAGGTACTTATCAACGACTTGACGTAGACCTGCGTAAGTAAACAGATAGTCACGACTATGATCAATGAACGACTCAAGTTTATCAAACTCTTCATCGGTATACAGGTCAAGAATTTCTGCGTCATAGACACCTCTACCAACGGCACGAAGGACGTGCTGCTTTACCGTAGGACATTCGTGCATACGACCAAACAACTGCTTGCGGAGGGCAAACAGAAGCAGTCGAGCAGCAACGAACTGATAGTTAGGATGGTCTAGGTCAATCAGGTCGGAAGCAGAACGAATCAGAATCTCCTGAATCTCTGCGGTAGTGATGCCATCATAAAATTGGATGCCTGATTGCATCTCTACCTGAGATGCTGATACACCTGCTAGGTCTTTGCAGGCTTCTTCCACCATAA